CCCAAGGGCGCGCGCAGCATTACGTGGAGCGGCGACGATGCGGAAACCATCGTGAGGATCTACAAAACTCTATTTCCTGCGGCGGGTGTGCCGAGAGCGACGCCCGCGGGTCTTTCGTAGACTTCTGGAACGCCTGCGCTGCCGACGCCGTCCGCCCTCTGTGAAAAGTTGTCTTTGAACAGGTGGATCGGGTGCTCCAACATGCTCAATACTATGAATTTGGCCATCCAGTTCGCCTCTATCAAACCATAAAGGTTCACCAGCAGGGCGATAAAACGCATCATTTCCGTGTACAAACCCTCCGTAACTCACCCCCTCTGCTCGAGTTCCCCCTGCACCGTAGATAATATTGTATATGTGACCTCGTATAAGTTGGACCCCGTGTACATTGGTGCTGCCATTTATACTATTCGCGTTAAATAATGTTCGACATCGTCTGGATGCTCATTGGTTTCGTTGCCGGCATGATTGTCACGTGCGTCTTTGTGCCGCCCACGAACCGTAAAAAGATGATCCCTGACGTTTCGAACCCTGATATAGTGTTCCGAAACCCCAAAGTGGAGAATTGGTGCTTCCGCGCCCGCGCCTACGAAGTCCCCTGCACGTCGTCCGTGGACTTTTTGAACTGAACTGAACTTAATTAGCGCCTGCTGCTGCGCCGATGGCGGCGCGTGCGCTTAAGAGTCTTCTTGCCCTTGTGGTGGCGCCGGCGACGACCGGCGGTCTTGGTCTTGCCCAGGCGGGGGAGACAATCTCCAATGGTCTTGCAGATTTTCCCCATTGTAGATAGAGGTTTCGGGGGTGCTACGGATTTATCTCGAACAAGTGTGACACGTTCTTGTGCCGGGGTATCTGGGACGCCTGGCGGTCTCGCAGCCCTGGTTTCACCTGTATAACGGTCCTGTCTTCGTTGTATATTGTAAGCAGGAACTCGAGGAGGAGTTTCCCCAAAATCATCTGCAGCTGCCATTGCCTCAATCGTGTCTCGTCCTCGGAGAGTACCTGGGTCTGCTGCTGCTGCCTCCGCCGCCAGTCGACGTTGACTTGGTATCATGGGAGAAAGAACGCCGTCTCGTTCTCGTCGTTCAGCAGCTAATGCAGCAGCCATTTATCTAACGCGCCGATTATTTTCGGTTCTGACGTTTGAGAGTCTTTTTCTTGTTGCGGCGTTTGCGAAGACTCTGCTGCCGCCGACCTCCCTCCGTCTTCTCCTTAACCCCACGTAACGGCGGCGCAGCAGAAAACGATGCGTGTGCCATCTGGTGACCTTCTTCTGCCCGCCGTATTTCACCTTCATTTGTTGCCTTTTCAATGTCACGTGGTTGACCCGCGAGGTTGATTCTTCGACGGTATCTTAAATTGCTGTTTAGAACTCCGTTTTCCGCATTTTCCTTTGCTGAAGGTATTCCGAGGTCTTGGAGGCGTCTAGTCGCTTTTCCGGGAAGACTTTACGGATCTCGGCTATCGGGTGTCGCAAGAGGACTATCGCCCATTATTATTCAAACGCGGGTATTTCTTTAACGGCGGCGGCGCGTAATCCTGCGACGGCGGTTACGGCGGCGCTTCGTCCTTGTCGAGTTCGAAGACTTTCCGCGGGCGCGACGCCGACCTGCCTTTGTCGGACCAGAACCCGCACCAGCACTCGCACCCTCGATTTCGACCACCTTCATTGCTTCCACTATTGCTTCCAATTTTTTTTGCAATTCTTTTTTTTTCATTTCGTCTCCTTCTTTATCTAAAAGTTCTCTAACACGTATAGAAAGTTCCCGAAGGACGTCTAAACGAACTTCCCAATTGCCGACATCCAGACCTTCCACATGACCTAAAAAATCCGGATCTACGCGTATTAATGACCCCGGGATCCGACTTGGTTGTTCAGCTGGAGTTCTAGACATGGCGTTTACTGAAAACGGAGCGGGTGGCGCTGCTGCTGCGACCGGATCAGCTGCAGTACCAGTACCACTAAGACGAGGAGGAGTACCAGGAGTACCTCCACCAGGAGGACCACCAGCACCGGCATTAGCAGACATATTATTCTAAACGCAGGTATTTAACGGTGGCGGCGCGTATTCCTCTTCCGGTGACGCCGCTTCGTCCTTGTCGAGTTCGAAGACTTTCCGCGGGCGCGACGCCGACCTCCATTAGAATGCTTACGTTTTTCCTCAATCTCTTTGTGTTTTGCAAGAGCTGCCACTAGCAATTTATTCTTGTTTTCTTGATCTGGTTCGTTGTCTATTTCTTCAAGATCCTTCTTTAACTCTGCTTCTTGTTTTGCAATTTCCTCCGCGAGTTTTTCCAATGATGCTCGTTTAGCAGCATCATCTGACATCTTTTCTTTATTCTAACGCAGACAAATTACTACTGCTTCGGCGCTGTATGGAGAATACCGTAGTTCAGTTGCTGCGTGACGGCATTGTATTGCACAATCTCTGTGGGGCGCACGCTGTGAATCGACGTCGTCACGCTGCTCTTCGGGGAATTCGCGTTCGCGTTGCGGATAATCTGCAGTTTCTGCGCCTTGAGGAGGTCCGAGCAGTTCGCGACCTTGACAAGACCCGTGCCGGTGCTGTGACTTCCAAAGTATTGCATTGTGGGTGTATATTATAATGCTGCGCGAAATTCTTGCGAAACCCGAGGCGAACATGTTCTTCTCCTTTGTTATTGGACTCGGTATCGCCGTCCTGATGTTTCACCGCCCGCGGGTCGAGATCGAAGAGAGTCTGCACGACACGGAAAAACTGCGGACGATGATTACGAACGTGGACGGCGCGTGTTATCGCTACCGCATCGAAGACGCGTCCTGTCCCGACGTGAGACTTTCCACGTAGCATATATAAATGAGCGACGCCACGCCTCTCGATCAACTGATGCCCGCAGGCGGATCGCAGCAACCCGGAATGTCTCTCCCCGCAGCAACCACCTACCCCCAAATGATCACGCCGGGCACCGCGAGCGCGATCGTTTCGCCGCCGCACCCTTCTCAAAATAGCGGGCAGATGCACCCCTACATGATCAAGAACGTTCTCAAGAACATCATGACCTATGTCTCTATCTTTGGCGCCGTCTTTCTCGTTTCGCTCTCCCAGGTCCAATCTCTGCTCCTCCGCTACATCCCCAACTCCTACGCGGGCAGCGGTGTTGTCTCCTTGACGGGCGCTGCCGTCCTCGGCGCCGTCGGCGTTGTTCTGGTCTACGTCATTCAGACCTTGCTGCAACCGCTTATCTAGAAGCGCCGCCTAGTGTTCCTCTTACGCGATTTACGCGCCTTGACTGTTTTGCGTCCCTTGTGCCGTCTCCTCCGCCTTCCGCCATCGTGTGCCTTTTCTAGAGATATAAACATAGGTGGGATTTTTACTGCTGCGGTTTGACGGGAACCAATGGCATATTCGATTTCAGAACCGGATGCTTCAGCTGATATTACAACATCCTTAATTGGAACTCCTTCTTTATCCTCGGCATCTTTATAATATTGAATGGTCACGCTTAAAGCACCTATATTAAAAAAGGTGGGCTCATCGGTTATTTTGTTTTCTATAACTTCCAAAATTTTAAAGTATCTACCTGGGATGACTTTTCTGTTATCTTGTCTCCGTAGACCATAAGGCGTATTTAAAAAAAACGGGGTTGACTCTATTTTCTCCATTTTATTATTTTAGGGGATAGATAATATTTCACGACTGCTCAAATGTAGTTCTTGTCTACGTCATTCAAACGATGATATGATTTCGCGATGTGTCTACAAGGGTTTACACAGAAATTAATATCCTAGAAGGTGATTATGACTATACGATCGAAATCCATGCAGATATGCTTTTCCCAAAGGTATGGTTGACACCGATTCTACATGAAATGAGTAAAAACCCCGACGTTGCAATAGGAATGCCCTACATTTTAAACAATCCGAATATTTTATTGAACATAAACGAGTTAGAAGAATTAGTTATTAAACACAGAGGAGATACAATTCAAGAAAATGTCAGACAAGTTCATCCGTGGGTATTAAATAACAGCATTGTCCGAAAAATAGGTTATTATGACAGCATTTTTAGTCCAAGATTTTGCGAAGATGACGATTTCATCTTCAATGTAATGAAGAATGGATACAAAACGTTTGCAACGAAAGAAAGCATAGTTCTTCACTATGGCAGTAAAACACAAAGCTTTGCCATTTTACCAGATAATCTTGCTTACAATTTTAATCTTTTCAAAGAAAAACACGGAATAACGGTTGAAGAACTAGTTCAAAAATTTACACTGCATCCTGTTATCTGTCAATATTAAGTCTTCAACCAGTCGCACGGCGAGGGACAGCAGTGCACGCGGTTTCGCGCCCTCCGGAGTTCGTGCTCGAACTGGTTGTCGATCGTCAGGTAATCGTCTTTGAGAGCAATGATGTTGCTCACGAGTCTTCGCTGGGTTTTCTGGAGGTCGTCGAGTCTCGTTTCCTCCAGGGGTGTCCGCGGATCTTTTTGCTTGAGAAGCATGATGTCGTTCAGCGCGTCTTTCAGGTCGTTGACGTATCCCATTTCAATGTAGTGAATTTTCTTGACCTCGGAAAAGACATTCATGCTGTAGAGGTGCGGATAGTTGTAGCGCACGTATTCGGGCAGACCGAATTGGTTCGCTTCCTTCACTTCGCGAATGTTCTTTTCGGTGGTTGTCAGGATAGTTTCGATCGCCTCGGTCGCTTTGGGGATGTAGAGCATCTTGCCCGAGTTAAAGACGAGGATAGACTCCATCTTGTCGAACTTGTATGCGGACGTCCGGTGCGCTTCTGCCTTTGCATCGAGTTTCATGTAACTCACGAGCGCGAGAATGAAGGCGTTGACGCCGCTCAAACTGCTGATGACGGTGGCGCCGTAGGAGAAATCTTTGAGCGCGAGACTCAAGATGGTGCAGACCGAGGTAATAAAAATGGCGGGCAGCATGAGGCAGTGGAGGCGCTGTTCGCAGACGGTTTTCGCCTCGGTGTAGAGCATCTTTTGCCCTTTCAAATACATTGCCATGATGTCGCAGATTGCCGAATGGTTCGCCTCGACGTCTTTGAACGAGACTTGAATCATGTGGTCGACGTCCTTGAAGGTCAGGAGTCCTCCGTCGTTGTCGTCGCAGGCGTCGTCGCGTTCGTCGTCGCCGCCCTCGCCCATCGTCTCGACCGACACAGTGGACAGGAGGGGCGTTATTGCAGGTGCGTCGACAATGGTCGGTCTCTCTACAACAGGGGGGGTATCACCACCTCCCGACATTATCTCCTTCCAGTAAATAAATGGCGTCGTGGTTGTGTAACGCGGCATCAACGAACAGCGCGAAAGGAGGAATAAGTGCTATACTGGGCATGACCGCGGACGAAATTGCTGTGCTCATTAAAAACTCTGCCGTTGCGAGTGAAAAAGTATCTGCTGCTGCTGCTGCTGCTGCGCGTTCAGAACGGGCGGCGTCCTCGTCGTCGAAATCCGACGGGTCAAAAAATTCCTCGTCGTCTTCTGCGTCCGCGTCTGCGTCCGGATCCGGGTCAGGGCGCTACACTGCTGCAAAAGTCAGCGCCCAGTTCGGTATTTGATTTACATTACCTTTGTTTCATTTCATTTCAGTTAGCACATAGACTCCATGGAGAAGCAGACGACGTCGTAGTGCGACTCTGCGTCGTCGAGCGCGTTCATCGCCGCCACGAGCGTCCTAAAGGATTCGCGGACCACGCGCGCCTGAATGCGCTTGGATTGTCGCAATTGCTCAAACCTGTTCAAGGAAACTTTTGCGTGGAACCCGTCGAGCAGTGCGTCTTCGCACTCCTTGAGCGTCCTTGTTTCTGCATCGTGCGCCGCCTGGGCGAGGGAGACCTTATCCTTTGCGTTCAAAACATCCATGATGGCGATCTTCTTCTCGAGCGAGTTCATTTTCATTTGGGCGGAGTTCATTCGATACATGCAGCATATCCACAGACGAACGCGTCGATCCGTTTTTCTCTGTTTGGTATAAACAATACAATGTCGCAGAACTCTATGCTCTTGACGTTTGCGGTTGCTATTTTTGTGGGCAGTGCTCTCAAGGACTTTTTCACGGCGTTCACGCGCGACATCATGATGCCGTGGGTGTCTCTCGTCTTTCCGGACTTTCAGCAGACGGTGGGCGGCGTAGTTCTGGAGTTGGGTCCCGTGAAACTCAAGGTTGGCGATGCTATCGGCGCCGGGGGAGCGCTCGTCACCGCTCTCGTCCTCGCCGCGGTCGCCTTCCCGCTCCTCAAGGAATATTCGCCCATCCAGGGCGGGCGCCGTTAGCAACACCTATCCACAAACTCCATAGTCAACCAAAGAATCGCCAAGCAGACTAGCGTAGCGACCATCGTTTCCTGGTCAATCATTTAGTTGTTATCTTGTATAACAAACAACAAGGAATGCTCCAAAACGTCTTACTGCCGTATCGATCGAGGTCGCGGGGATACGTCCACGATCCGGTCGCCAAGGTGTTTGACCGCATACTTTTAGGCGCAGGATTCTACCTTATCCCCAACTTTGTCAACGGACACCAGATCACGCACGTGGTCAACTGTGCGGACGACAGCGCCTGCCCCCCGAGTCTTCGTGCATATCTCGGCAAGAACTATACCTGCCTCAACGCCATGGACGACGAAACAAACATTCTGCAGAAGCATTACTCTGCCTTTGAAGCAGCAATGGACGCGTATCTGCGCGACCCCGCGTGCAAGAATGTCTATGTGCACTGCCAGGCGGGCATGAACCGGTCCGCGACGCTCGTAATCGCCTACGTGTTCAAGCGCTTCCGCGTGGACTTTGCGTATCTCATAAACCACGTCGCGCGCCAGAGACCGTGCATCATGACGAATGCGCACTTCCAGGACTATCTCGTCAAATTTGCGTCTGACATCCTTAATAATGTGGAGCGGCGTGCAAAATAACATAGCAGACGCGGGCGCAGACCCCATCGCCGCCGCGAGCAGCGGTGCAGACGCGCTGTTGGGTCCGTCCTTTGACTACTTGGGCGCCATCCAGTCGCCCGCGAACAAAGGAGTGTCAAGCGAAGGGAATCTCGGACAGGTCTTCACCAATACCAAAGCGATCGGCGGATACGTTGGAAACCTGCTCATCGGACCCAAACTCGGAAATCAGATGTTTTCCGACACGGGCGGGACCTGCAAGACCCCCGACGGCAGAATCGTGCCGCGCTGGACGTGGATTAACAACAAACTCGGATTCGACGACGCGGCAGGAGTGCTGGGAACGAGTTTTCAGAATGCAGTGGGGGGCAGCGGCGTCGACGGCATTGTTCCGGGCATGGGCGGCGACATTGCCGCAATGAATCCGTTCAAGATCATGAACGCCCTTGTTCTCGACGGATCTCCGCCGTGCCAGTTGTTCACCTGTCCCGTGACGCTCCAGAACGGTGTCGACAAGGGCACCGAAAC